TCTCTAATGCTCCATTCAACAATTTGACCCACTCCCTTAAGCTTATTTCGCATTTTAAAAGATAAGAGTACGGCGAAGGAACTAAATAAGTTAACTCCTTCGGTAAATGCGGAAAAGATAGCGAGTGATTTAGCAATCTCATGCCAATCTTTTTCGTCATTAAAACTATCCCTAATAGACATAAGGTTTTCAATTTTAGCCATCGTAGTTTCATCTTCAAGAAACTCCGAGAAGTCGTCGAGTCCAAGTTCTTCATTTAATAGTGAGTATGCTTCAGCGTGTATTGTTTCCATAGCCCCGAAAGTGGTCGCCATTGCTATGATTTCAGGTTTTCTAAACCATTTTGTTACTAATCCTGTCCAGTAATCATTTACTACAGTTTCTGTTTGGGCAAAACCTTTAAGAATGGAACCAATTATGTTTTTTTCAGTTTCGTTTAAGTTTTGCTTCCAATCATTAATATCACTCATCATTGGTACCTCTGTGTGGATCCAATGAGCTTGTTGTTGTTTGAGCCAATAGTCAGCCGCTTCGGGGTATTCGAAGGGTTTATAGACAATTCTCTCTTCTTTTAGGTCTTTTTTTGCCATTTTGGTTTATGATTTCTGTTAGTGTAGTGATAAATACAATATATACCACTAGAGATTAAATATATTTTCAGCAGCCCGTTGGAGATTTCTTCTTTCGTTTCCTGTAAATCCAGCTCCATCGGGGCCACTTGGTTCTTCGTTACTTATGCGATCAGTAAATGTTATTTTTCCCATTGAGGTATCCATAAGGGCGTTAAATGTTAAACCATCAGCTCCATATCTGTTTTTCATAACGTGGAATCTTCCAGTACCATTTTCTTTATCATCGGTTTTTCTTGATAATGAGAGTGCAAAATCAGAAATCATGATTTTAGAATAACTTTCAGCGATTTGGTCTCCTTGGATAATATTATCTCGAGCTGCTGATCTATTACTTTGAGATGCTGTCCAAATTGGAATTTTTAATTCAGTAGCCATACCTCTTAATGAAGTATAAATATCATCTAGTCGGTCTCGTTTTTCTTTTCCATTTTTAGTGTATAAAAGATCTGCGTAATCTAACACGATAAGGTCAGGTTCAATACCTTGGCCACGACATTTATCTATATGCGCTAATATCGTATTTACATTGGCTTTACCTGCAGGATATTGTTTAATATATAACTTCCCTCGTAGGTTTTCTAATTCCTTTTTAACTTCTGATTTATGGATTTTAATATCTCCAACAGGAATTTCTGTAAAGAAAGCATCATATCTTTGACCAACATACATGTCTGAGAGTTCAAGAGTATAATGTAAAACTGTATATCCTAATTTGACAGCATGTCCGCCTAAAGCAACTAATGCCCAAGATTTACCACCACCTGGATTACCTACAAGCAATGCAAGATCGCCTGTTCCTATACCACCACTTAAGAGGCTATTAATCTCACCCCATGGTGTTTCAATAGTATTTCTGGCTTCTTCCTTATACCGTTCTTCAATCTCATCCATATAATCATGGCCAAGATTCTTTTCTACACCTGCTTTAAGTGCATTGTCAATAAGGCGACGAATATCTTCATAATTTCCTATTTCAAGTAGGTCAACTGATGAAAGAAGGGCTGATTTAAGTGTTTGGTTTCGACAAAAATCAAGAAAAGTTTGCTTAACAAAATCTAAATCAGGTGCAGATGTTGATTTAAATGTTTCTTTAAGTTGCTCTTTTACTGCTACTTGTTGGATTTCATTTCTAATATTTTCTACTTCAACCTTAAATACCTCCATTGTAGGAGTAGTCCTAAATTCATTAAAGTATTCAAGAGTTTTTGATATAATCCACTTATTAGCCTCATTATCAAAGAAATCAGGTGAAACTATATCTGCAACTTGTTGTAGAAATTCTTTATCCTTAACTAATACCGAGAGGGTTTTAATTTGGAAATTATGTCCGTATTGTTCTAACTTACTCATGTGTTAGTTGTGCTAAATTATTTAATTTGAGGAAATGATCTGTTAACCAAATATCAGGATTCTGGAGATTAGTTCCCATATAATCATTGTTATAAAGATTAATAAAATCATTTCGATGGAGCAAATTCATTGGGCGATCATGTAAATCATTAAGGTGAATTTTAATCTGCCCTGACATTAATGGGTCTTTAAGAGACATCATTTTTTCATTTGTTTCCAAATTTACTTTATTTTCTGTGATTCTTTTATGCATTAAACTATCCTGTGTAGAGGCGTAGTGCACAAGATAATCAAGATTTATCTCTCTTCCAACAATCTCTGGTATTACTTTTGCTATTTTTTTAGGTCCTAATCCTTTAATCCCTTCAAGATTATCTGATTTATCACCCATTAAACACTTATACATTAAGAAATTATGGGCTGGTATCCCATATTCAGTGAATATTTGTTCTTTTGTATAATATTTTTTCTTATTAGGTGACCAAACTACAATTCGATCATTTACTAATTGTAAGAAATCTTGGTCAGCAGACATAATAATAACTTCATTTTCTAACACATTTTGTGCGAGATAAGCAATTACATCATCGGCTTCAACATTGTCTATACTGTAGACATCAATTGGAAGTAACTCAAGATAACTAAGCAAACGCCTAAATTGGATCTTCATTGCTTCTTTTTCATCCTCTAATGAATTAAAAGCATCAAATTTAGTTACACGTTTAGGAGTGCGATTTGCTTTATATTTGGGATTAATTTTTCTTCTTCGCTTACTACCCCCAGCACCATCATATGTTACAATGACTCTGGTGGGTTCCATTTCACGGATAGCAAATGCTAATGATTTCATAAAACCTGTAATGCCCCCTACAGGTACTCCCTTTTCGTTTAGTGAACCATTTACTGCAAATGCTCTCAAAAAAATGTTAAGTCCGTCAATGAGAAGCACCCTATCATTAGGATGCTTCTCTTCTGGATTTATGTTATTTAGGATATCTTCAAATTTACTCATTCTCTACTATTGTTTCGTCAGGATCACGATCTAGACTATCTTCTTTTTCGTGACGATACTTCATAATGTAATTTTCACAAAGGGCCTCGTATAATTCCTCTTTAGCTGTTGGGTGACTTTCTAATAAATCGCCAAACTCTTTAGCTAAAAACTGATGTGTTTCACCATCAGCAGTAGTGTATTTATACCATGCTCCACCTTGTTTTATTACATTGTATTCTTTAAGTAATTTCAAAGTACCAAAGTAATCATCAATTCCCGAATCGTAAAATACATTATAACGGACTTTTCGGTTAGGGGGGCCTAGGCGGTTTTTAACTACCTCACATTCTACTTGTTGACCAACTACTGTGTCTATTCCATTAACCTTTTCTTTAATCTTACCTACTCCTTTGAGTCGTAAGCGAACTGAGGCATGGAATTGTAGCGCTTTTCCTCCTGATGTTGTGTATTGATCACCAAACGGCATAGCGTTTAGTTTCTGTCGTAACTGATTTGTGAATACACACAGGATTTTTTCTTTACCAATCAAATTAGTAATTTTACGCATTGATTTAGACATGATAATGGCTTTTGCCGTTGCATAACCATCTTTATCATAATCAGCAGCCGACTCAATTTTGGTAGTAGCAGCAGCAACACTATCAACAACAATTGTGACTAACTTGTCTTTTTGTTTTTCGCGAATCTTAACGATGATGTCTTCCATTGCTTCAAATACATCCTCAATTGTATTAAGAGGTATATAAAGCATTTTATCAACATCAACTCCTATGGCGGTCAAAAATTGAGCGTCCAATGCAGATTCAGTGTCTATGTAAATTGCTACTCCACCCTGTTTTTGAGTAGAAGCTATAACGTGAGCGGCAAGGAGGGATTTACCGCTTTGCTCTAGGCCCGTAATCTCAACAATTTTACTAACAGGCAAACCCCCATTTGGTCTGTTAGAAATCGCCAGATCCAAAGGTGTGCATCCAGTAGATACCCACGATGTAACATCTGTTGGCGATTCTTCTCCCCCGTTGAGGAAATAGGCAACTTGATTATATTCTTTACTGAATTTTTTATTTAGCGATACTGCTAGTTCTTCAGTAAGACTTTCCCCTTCAGGGAGTGAATTGTTGGATTTTTTTCTCGCCATATTAACCGAATAAATCGTCTATTTTAGAGTTAATGTCAACCTTCTCTTTTGTGGGAGGGGTTACTTCAACTGTTTCATTTTCTTCACTTGGTGCCAAATACTTTTGGAGTGAATCTTTCATCTCATCAAATGAGAATTTAGTAAAGAGCTCTTTAATATCCTTTTGGTTATCAAGGTACCCTTCAGCTGCGCTACCATCTGTTGAAAGTGGTGATTGTACTGGCTTAACACGAACTGTTGTTGTATCAAACATTTTACCTGTCTCAGCTGCTGGAATTACTTCAACTGTGATGTCTCGGCCTGCTGCAATATCGGTAATATCACCATAATCTTCATCCATCATAACACCTAAAAGTTCGGTGTATACCATTTTACCAAATTCCCAGAATCGAACGCCTTTATCTTCCTCACCACGTACAAGTACGGGAGCGAAAATACGCATCTTAGGGTAAAGCTTCTTAGCTAACTCTACATTATCTGGTTCATTTGACTTACGGAGTTGGGAAGCGAATTCCAAAATCGGATCAGACTCATCAAAATTTGAGAGTGACATCATTCGGGGTTTACCAATACCGAAGTAAAAATATAATTCAGTGAAGGGCACATCTTTATTGTGCTTATAGGGTACAATACGTACTACTGATTTCTCTCCACTTGGTGGCTTCCAAAAGTTCTTTCTGAATTCACCACCTGATTTTCCGTTGGACTTGTTTTGCAAGCGGTCCATGCGCTTTCTGATTTCGTCTAGATTCATGATCTTTTAATTTTGGGTAAATATAATAACCCAAGTCAGTGAATCCAAATTTTACCA